CACTACTTTGTGCTATAAGTTGGCATTTTTTAGTGCAATATTTTGTAATTCTATTTTTAGGCTTTTTATATTTTTTGCCACAAGATTGACATTTTAATTCTACTCTTGGGATTTTTACAACCTTGTCATAGCACTTTTTAGAACAAAATTTTTTACCTCTAACAGCTCTTATAACTTTGCTGCATCCTTGACACTTGACATGTTCTTTATAGACTATGTTTTCTTTGTCTTTACATGTTCTGGAACAATATTTTGAATTTTTTGCTTTTGAAGGCGGAAGTTGATAGTCTTTTTTGCAGTAGGAACATTTTAAATCAACTTTTAAAGATTTTCTAGGCATAATTACTTACTCCTTTATAAGTAATTATTCTTTGCGGTTATAACCTCGGAAAATAATTTGTCAAGTTTATATCTTTAGATTTTGCTTCTTCTAAATGCTTTAAAGGATTATAGTTGTGGTCAGAATTTTTAATTGAATCCCAAGACTGTACAATACCTTCTCTTAAAGATTTGCTATTAGACAACCCCATGAAGTCAATATACTTTTTATTTGAAAGCCTATGATTTCCTAAATAGTCAGTTTTTGGGTGCCAATTGATAATGTTTTCTAAACTTGAACCAGTAACTTCTTCTATAATGTTTACAATTTCTAAAGTACTGTGAGGATTACAACCTGTAATGTTAAAATCTTTATTTCTAACTGGTGAATCAATTACTCTTATAACGTTAGAACAAAAGTCTTCAACGTGCATATAATCCTTAACTTTTTCTGGATTTAAAAACATGTCGATATTTTTAATATTATACTTAATACCAAACAAAGACTTAGCAATTAAAGAATTCATGTCACCTTCGCCACCGTAAGCAAATAAAGGTCTAGTCACTAACCATTCTTTAGCATTATTTCTTACAATCATTTCTCCAGCATATTTTTGAACTGCATAGTCTGTTCTAGGAAAAACTGTGCTTTGCTCAGTAATTTCTGTGTGCTGATATAAATATGTATCATATATTACTGTGGTACCAAAATATACATTTAAAAGTCCAGTTATATTTGCAGCTTCTGTTATAATTTTCGTACCTAAAACATTCGTATTAACAGCTTTTACAGGATTTAAAGCGACAACATCAGTCCCTACAACTGCTGCATTATGTATAATTACATCTAAACTTAAGCTATTAAAAAGATTAACCCAAGCTGCTACAGCGTTACTATATACACATACTTCATCGCTTTCTGTGTAAATCATGTGTTCTTTTGCAAATTCAGAGTTGTCTAAAGATATAAATTCGTGGCCTCGTTTATTAATTTCAATTGCAAGGTTTTTTGCAATAAATCCTTTTTCACCTGTAATTGCTATTCTCATTTAATTTTCTTTCTATTTTTTATATTATAAACTTATTATTTTAAAATCTATTGTTGACAAAGGTATAAACTCAATTTCTTTATTACTTGTTAAACAATGTATTATTTTATAAAAGTTAACATCATCCTCAGTATTTACTACTAACGCAATAATTGACTTCTCGTTTGAATAATTGTATTTATATTCTATGATTGATCCAATTTTTGGCTCCTGAAATGTTATTTTTAATGTCAAGCTATTATCTTTTCTATATGTATTGCTTCAAAAGTAGGCGTAATAATTTGCTGACTATTTATATCTAAAATTTCATAATAAAAAATCTTACTTTTATCTTTATAATGCAATTTGCAATTTTTTATTTCTAAAACAAGCCCAGTTCTTTTTTCTTTATTAGAAGCCTTATTAATAAAAAAATTATTATTATTTTTATACCTATATTCTATTAAATTATTCTTATTTGCTTTCAGATTTTATACCTCTTTGTTTAAACTTAATATGCTTATATATTTTTAAGCCCATATATTTGTCTTTCTTTGACCCAGTGTGTTGTTCTTTTGTCTAAAGTTTTTTCTTTTAATACAACATGGCCATTATAATCAACTTTTTTTCCGTAAACAACAAAGCTATTTGTTGCAGAACCACTATTTCCTTCAAAATCATAATAGCTTTGTATTGTTGCACCTTGACTTTGGTAAGACTTATTAATAACGTAAATTATTGCTTTTTTAAGTAACTCTAAATGATCGTCAGATAAATCTTTTACAGTAGCATGTGGATTTATACGAGAATACCATAAACTTTCTGCCTTGATATAATTTCCAACCCCAGAAATTACATTTTGATTCATTATCACGCTGCAAATATTTTTATGGTTATATTTTCTTAGTCGAGAAATAAAGTTGTTTGGCGGATCTGTCAACATGTCTGGCCCAATAGACTTAAGTTTCTTGGCAAGATCAATGCGACTTTTAATTTGAAATGTTCCAAAATTTCTAATATCGCTAAAAAAAAGACTTTCATTATCTGTAAATGTAATTTTTATTCTGCTATGTTTTTTTTGATTTTTAGACCACGAACCTGTCATTCCTAAAGTGTTAAAAATTATTAAGCTATCCAAGTCTATCCAGATAAATTTTCCTTTACAAGAAAAGTTTTTAATAATTTTATCTTTTAAAGAGCTTAAGTTGTTAATAGGCTTTTTAATGTATCTGCCACTAACAACTTTTACTTCTTTGATTTTTTTGTTTTTGTATAATGCATTTAATTTATCAACAAATATTCTAACTTCAGGACCTTCAGGCATTAATCTTCTTCTTTTTAATTAGTTACGTTATACTTTTTAATTATTCTATAGCGTCTGAATAGGGTTCTATAGGAAGTGAACCTTGTTCAATTGTGCGATTTAAATAGTCTTCTAATTGATCAAAAGATGTGCACACTTTAATACCACTTCTAGCTAGCATTAAGTTAAACTTTGCACCTTCAGGCAAGCCAGAACAAAAATATACGATTGGCTTTTTACATGCATATGCATATCCTGCTTCCCATATAGTTCCAATATCTTTATCTCTAGTATTTACTAATAAAAAGTCTGCATTTTCAATATGTTCAAGATTGCCTGTAAATGTTGCATCCTGGACTTCTTTAGGCGCGTTTGGTGGACAAACAAAAATTCGTCTTGGAGAGGACAACTCAAAAAAGCTGCTTCTTTTATCAAAAATACTTTCAAGCATTGATAGTTCTTCTGCTTGAACTGGATTAAACCAACCTGCTGCTAAATAAATTTTCATCAATTAAAACCTCTCCTTAATAAGATTAATATAGTTAACGTCTTCGTTCCACATTCTTGTAAAAATCTTTTCTTTACCAGTCGCATTACCATTTAATTCTTCTCTTCTACATTGATAAATTGTGTCATTTTCATTGTATTCAAATAAATCATTCTTAGGCTCTGGGTAATATAAATTTGTTCCTCTGCTTGTAAAGCTACCGTCTGGCAATTCTACACGAAATGTTCGAACATAATGCATATCAGGTTTGTTGAAGTCCAAACACGTGGAAACTTCTGGAATAACTTCACATACTAAACGAGCAATTCTAGTGGCAAGAATATTATCCACTTCAGGTTGAATTTGAACATCTTGTCTTTGCTTAATAAAACCGATTAAATCTTTTAAATTAAATCTCGCAATATAAAAAGTTTCCATGCACTTTGGTAGAATAACTCTAGCGTCCATCATAGATACTTTTTTGCTATCAACCATTTCTGAATATAACATTTTGGCTTGTCTAACAATATCTATGTATCTATAATAAAAATCATTTCCATCTGAGTCTGAGTTTTGAATTGACTCTGGAACTAAAGCATTATCATGTCGCAAGTCTCTATCTCCAGTACACTGAGCTGCAAAAGATCCTGCTCTATGTCTAATAAGATGTGTTACAGTTTGTACATCAATACCACTAATCTTAAATGTAAATCCTAAACATTCCATAGGGGTTGGCAATGCCCTAAAATTTAAAACATCTTGTAAATTTAATGATGCTTCTCTGTGAGTAGCATTATCAAAGTTAGTTTCTAAAGGTGAATCAGCCCAAGTTGCTTTTGTCATATGCCAAGCAATTTTTTGCGCCTGAATACGTGTTGGTGCATCAATTATTTCAACATTAAGTGATTCTAAATTATTAACATAATTAGTTATAGGCTCTTGATTAAATTTAAGTTCCATTGGTAAATTAACTTTATTTAAACTATTATTAATTGGCAAAATATTACTCCGTTGATTTGTTCGTCATATAAATAATAATATGAAAAAAAATAAAATTTTACATTTTTAAAATTAAATTAAGTTTTCTAATTGATTAAAGAAGTTTTTCTTTTCTAATCGAACCACATTTTTATTTTGTATAATATTTTTATTATAAGGCAGACTAGGTATTATAACTTTAATATCATGTGAAGAGTACTCCATAGCGTGTTTTGGGCTATCATCTATAGCAAAAGCAAGATCACCATTTATAAAAAAATCTTTTTTAGCAACCCAAATATATTTTTCAGGAGAAAATGATAAATTATCAAAATATATGTTGTTTTTTTCTAGCCACATATATGTTTGATATTTACACTTTAAATTGCTTTCTGGTCTACTAGTTAAAAGTTGTATATAATATCCTTTTGCACTTGCAATATCTAGAAACTCTTTTGCATTTTCAATTGTTGGTATGTTTACTAAGTTGTTTTCTTGTATAAAGTCTTCAAAAACTTTTTCAGGACTTAAGCCTACTTCTTTAACTTCTTTTGAGGAGTAATAAGATGTACTATTTTTATCAATGAAAACATTGTGTGTTTCTTTAAGCCAATTATTAAAATAGCATCTAAAATCGCAAATTATATCATCTATATCTACTACTAAGACTTTATTGCCTTTAGTATAAGTTTTATTTTGAATTTCAAGCTTTTTATTTAAATAATTTTCTTTTTCTTTATACGCGTTTATTAGATCATCTGCATTTAAATCATATAAATTTGATATTGCAAATATATATCTTATTGCATCAATCATTCCAAATGTTATTTTATTTTTATCTAATTCAAAACTAGTTTTATCAAAAACTTTAAAATTAGTGGATGAAACTATCTGTGATATTTCTTGCTGGAGACCAAGGCAAAGTGTTTTTAGAAGCTCTTCTTTTTGCTTTAAATTTAGCTTTTCTTTATTGTAAAAGTTTTTAGAAAATTTTTCTTGATTATCGAGGATTTCTTTAAGATTCAATTGATTTATCTACCCTAGTCATTAGTTAAAGATTTATTTTCTAAGTTCATTTTTCTTAAAAGTCTTTTTAATACTTTAAGATGCTCTTCTGTTTTAAATTGATCTTTTACAGAATTAATATAATTATCTTTAATATTATGCAGCATTAAT